CGCTGGCCATCGAGCTTGACCACCTCGACCGCAGTCGAGGGTGCTATGTCCAGAAGGTCAGCCATGGTCACGGTCCTGCCGGCGGTGCGGTGTCGCGGATGGTCCAGACGCCGAAGTCGCCGGCCGTGCCTTTCATCACTTCGGCCTCGAGCTCGATCACCGAGAAGTCGTCGCTATCGGTAATAAAGCTGAAGTCGCCGGACGGGATGAACGAGACGGTGGCATCGAAGTCGACCTGTTGACCAATGTCATTGGTGCCGACCACTTTGATCTCGCCGACGAACTCGGCCTTTGACAGGCCGGACAAGGTGACTTCGCCGGGCGTTGTGGTGTCCGTTGTGGCGAGCGCAAACATGGCGAGGTTGGTTCCGCTGATCTCGTCGAGCGTGACCTTGATCGTCGCGCCGATCTGCGTGATGGCGGTGAAGTCTTTCGTTTTTACGCCTTCTCTGGAACTGAAATGTTCCTTCTTGGTCACGTTCGGCGTGTAGATGAACTTCGGCGCATTACCGAGGTCGACATAGTCGGTGCCGCCGACTTCCTTGAAACTGACGACGCCTTTGCCGATGTGATAGTTTTGAACGTCGGGTGACGTTGGCATGGTTACAGCTCCTCTATTTTCAGGGAATACTTGAACAGGAAGTTCACATCCACGACGCCGTGCATGAACCGGCCCCAGCCGAAGTTGGTCGAACAACCGAGGTAGCGGATGGCGCCGTTGCCGAAGCGCCCGGTCTTGACGATCTGTTCGTTGAGTTCGGTATCGTTCAAAACCAGCTTGACCAACTGGCTGCGGAACGCCGTCATTTCCGATCCAACCGCATCGGCCTGCTGCACGATCGAGATAGTCGGCGTCATCCGCGTATGGGGATATGGCCGGTCGGATGGCTTCGCTAATTCGGCAGCGCCATCGGTTTCCTCGTCGCCGTCGAACAGCAGCGCCGCCGGCAACTGCAGTTCGGTGATGTCGACGTTGTTGCGTTGCGTCGAGCGGATGCTCGGAATGTCGGCGACCAGTTCGAGCAGACGCGCGAGGACATTCTCGCGCACGTCCTTCATCCGAGCGCGGCCTCTTTCAGCAGAAACCTCACCTCGCCCAGATCCTCACCGCTCGGTGAGCCGCGCAGTTCGTAGGAACGCACGATCCAGGACCGGCCGTTGAACGCCAACACCGCGTCCAGGTAGTCGTCGCGGACAATGCCATTGCCCGCCAGTTCCGGAATGCGGGCATAGGCGCCGGGACCGACGCTATGCACCACCGCGCCGGAAGTTCCGGGAACTGACAGGTCCTTCGGCCGGGTGTCGTCAATGACGGTGATGGCAAGGTCGGCGCCGCCTGGCACGGTCAGCACCGCCGGCACGCCGATCTCGGCATAGACCGGATCGAACAGCATGGTGCCATAGTCGATGGCCATCGCTAATGCACTGGCCCGATCAGGTGGATCGACGGCACGCCGACCAGCAACGCGACCACCATGTACAAGGCGATCAGGGTGACGATCACCATGAAGATCTTCTGCACCATCACCGGCACCGGGAAGCCGATGGCTTCCATCAGCCAGAGCACGATGTAGCCGATCAGGACCAGAACCGCGACGACGATACAAACATTTATTATTCCCAAAAGGAGACCCGTCAACGACATCACTGCCTCCCTGCGCTATAGTGCGCAGCGGCTGACGTTTCAGCGCCAGCCGCCACTTGACAATGCAACCTTTCTGAGAGGTCGCCATGCCCGCCTACATTGATCTCACAAATCAGAGGTTTGGTCGCCTGCTCGCGATCAAGGATGTTGGTCGTCACGGAAGCAGCGCGCTCTGGTTTTGCCGTTGTGACTGCGGCAACGAACTGGCCGTTGCCAGCATCTATCTTCGCCAAGGCGACACCAAATCGTGCGGATGCCTCAAGCGCACAAATCCAGGTCGCCTCACTCACGGCATGTCTCAACATGGGACTACACGGACACCCGAGTACAACACTTGGCTTTTGATGCGAAAACGCTGCACCAATCCGAACGACGCGCGATATAAAGACTATGGTGGTCGCGGAATTGCCGCTTGTAAGCGATGGGACTCATTCGAAAATTTCCTCGCAGATATGGGACCACGACCGAAAGATTATTCGATTGAACGCATCGACGTTGATGGCAATTACGAGCCGGTGAACTGCAAATGGATTCCTTTGTGTGATCAGTCGAAAAATCGCCGCCATAAAACCCAATGCAGAAAAGGACATACGTTGTCGCCTGACAACATAACGGTATTTCACGATGGTCAATATCCGCATCGCAGCTGCAAACAATGCGCAGCATTGCGAGATAAGGCATACAAGGCAAGACAACTCCTTAAACATAGAACCGCATGTAAGCGTTGAGCAGGGAATTGACCGAGTCGAACAATGGTGAGCCGAAGCCCTTTTGGCCGAACATCTGCACCGGATCGAAATATTGCACGCGCGTGTCGCCGTGCGAGACCAAGCGGACGCCGTTGGATGCGCCCATGCGCGCCTGCATCCGCGCTGCCTGGATCAGCAGTATGGTGGCCTGCTTGAGCGCCGGCGGTGCCGCGTCCGGCAACTGATACCCGCCGCTATAGGTGACGGTGACCGGCTCGGTCCAGGCACCCTCGATGCGCAGCTTGCCGGATGCGTTCTCGATCTCGTAGCTGGCCGGATCGAGGGTCGTGCCGCGCGGCGACTCGACCGCAGTGAGATCGGCATCGGCCACCGGGTAATGCGACAGGAACAACCGCGGCGTGTCGAATGGCGGGCTGTCGCCGCGCCAGGTTTCCGCCACCGTCTCATAGGCGAACACGCGATTGCACATGGTAGCGACAACATCGCTGTACTGGTCGATCCACAACTGCAGCTGCGCGTCCTCGGCGGTGTTGGCCGGCGGGATGTTGAGCAGAGTTTTCAGTTCATCCAGCGTCAGCAATGCGTAACTGTCGGCCGGCTGCAACACCTTCACCCAGACATCGGCCATCAGCGCGCCTCGTCGTGGAACTGTTCGAACAGACCGCGCAGCTCAAGCGGCGGCGCCTCGCTCTGGTCGGACAGGATGGGCGTTGCGGTATAGGTCTTGCGGTCGATCGTCCAGCCGAGGATCAGTGGGGCAGAAACGCCCGGCAGGCCGCGGGCACCGGCTTCCCCGCGTTCGCCGCGCTGGCCCGGTAGCCCCTGAGTGCCCTTGCGGCCGGCGGACGCGATCAATTGCCAGCCCTCGCCGGGACAGGGGCCGGGCTGGTCGCGCCGCGCGATGAAACTCGAACCGCCGACCGCGGCGATATCGAGCGCCGCATAGGTCTCATCTTCTTTCCAGGTACCACGCACCTTCGGCATCACGGCATCGCGGCCGGGGCGCGCGAGACAGATCCAGTCGGCATGGCCAGGCGCCTGCCCGGTGTCACGACTGGCCTGCCAGACGCCACCGCTATGGGTAACCACGGCGCCGGCATAGTGAACGGTTTCAGGTGCCCATTCCCGCGCCAGCGGCAGCGTTCCGGGCTTGCCCTCTGGTCCGGGGAGGCCCGGCTCGCCAACCGCACCGACGAGTCCCTGCGGCCCCGTGGCGCCGCCTTCGCCGGCCAATCCTTGTGGGCCAGGTTCGCCGGCCGGCCCTTGTGGTCCCGGCTCGCCGTCGCGGCCATCGCGCACCGCCGCCAGCCGGTCGGCAATTTGGCGTTCCAACGCTCCGAGCTTCTCGGTAATACCGGCGCGCAATTCGGCGATCGTCGCCGTCGCTTGTGCTTCAAAAAGCGCATTCCCGCGCTGCCATTGCCGGCGTTCTTCTGCCAGTGCCTGCCCGAGTACATCGCGCCAAGCGTCAAGCAGACAGTCGGCGTCGGTCGAATCGGTCGGCGCTGGCAAAAATGTTTCGGGCCTCTCGTCGAGTAATGTCATCGCGGTTGCCCTTTTTCGGCGGCGCGGGAGGTTGCGGCGCCGCTTCTGGTGCGGCTGGCGAAGGCGGCGCAGGCGATGCCGGGATCTTCCCGACTTGGCTCAAGGGAACGACCTGTTGCTGCACCCTGGGTTCATCGCCAAATGGAACCGCTTCATAGCCCTCGAGCGCACGCGCTTCATTAGGCGCGAAAATTCCACCTTGCACGCCGCGCGCCAGACTATCGATGCGATCCTTCATCGCCGAGCGCAGCAGTGCCTCGGTGTCGAATTCCACATATTCGTCGGGCTGGCCGCCGAGGCCAAACAGCAGGCCGAACGCCTCCTCAATATGATTGAGCGCAAAGCCTAAGCCGGATGATTTCCAGCTTTGCATCAGTGCCTCGGTCGAGGAAAAAGTTGTGCCACCAATGCCGAGGATCTGTAGCGGAATACGAAACGCCAAGGCGATGTGCTCGTTCGATAGTTTCAGCATGTCGGCGGTGGCAGCGTCCTTGCCGCTTGCCGCCCACGGCTGCACCTTCAGGCCGGCGGTGAGGATCGGCGTGCCGCCCTTGTGTAGGCCCTTGGCCTGCTCGTTCCAGAGATCACGCAGCGCCTGCAACTGATTCTTGTCCATCGTCATGTCAGTGGATAACACTGCCGACGGGCGCGCTTCGTTCAGGTAATACCGCAATTGCTGCTGGCCGATCGCGGCATTGACGCCGATGTCGCTATAGGCGGCGATGATCGGGCTTTCGCCGATCAGTGGCACCGGCCAGCGATGCCGCTCCGTGTGTAGCCGTATATGCAGCACGTCGCGCTGCGGGATGATCATCGGCTCGCCGCCGAGCCGTTTCTCGATCACCTGATTGCCGAATAACTGGTAGAAGATCTCGCCGTTATTGCCGAGCCGCGGATAGGACAGCAACGGGTCCATCAGATGCAATTCGTCAATCTCGTAGCGCGAATTGCGCAAGCCGAGCGCATAGGCATTGCCGTGCAGGTAGAGCGCCCGCGTCGCGTTCAGCATGAAGTCGCTGATCGACTGGTAGTCGTTAGGATGGCGCAGGAGACGCGAGAGCGCCGAAGTCTTGACGCGCTCGCGTCCGCCTTTGTCGTTCAGCCGCCAATGATCGCCGGGCAGCATCGCCACGGTCTGCGCATAGGCCGAGATGCAAGCCTCGACCATGGCCGACTGTGACGATGCCCCGACGACGTTGTAGCCATTCTGCCACCAGTTCCAGCTATCGCCGACATCGGCCGGCAACCAGCCGCCGCTGACCGGCAGGAACCACGGCCCGGCATGGGCCTCGCCTTCGGCCTTGGTCACGAGCGTCGGAACGCCCCCGGCCTTGACGCGATAGCGAGGCTTGGCGGCCGGCTCAGTCATGCGACGGCGCGGTCCTGGTCTGATAGGCACCGCGGCTGGCCGGCTTGCCCTCGATCTGCCGCTTGTCGGTTGCCACCGGCGTGATGCCCGGATCGGGCGGCGAGCCATCCGGCTCGTGCTCGACGATATGCACGCCGAGTGCTGCCATATCGTTCTCTTCCTGGGTCGGCGTGGGTTTTACCTCGCC